TCACGGCTTGTTGCGGCAGCTTTAGATGACATCGCGTCGGCTGCTGACACCGAATCGGTTTCGCTATCGGGCGATACCATGACGGGCAATCTGACAGTCCCGAATCTGAGCGTGACTAGCACGAATTGGCTGGGCTTTGGAGACTACGGAGAAAGAATCAGCGGTTCTAACGCTGCCAGTAAGCTTTTCTTTTATACAGATGCGACCCTTGCGCTGACGCTGGAAGATACGCAGGACGCCTCATTTGCCGGTAACGTCGATGCCGCCGGGATTTTCAAAGTCGGAACCTATGCCGCCGCACAGCTCAAAGTGAACGGCTACAGTAGCTCGTATCGCAGCATCATGATTGGCGCTCCCGATAACAACGGCGGCTCGGTAGCGTTGGCGGTCGATGTCTCTGCGTTCCCCAACACCGCCAGCAATTTTGCTGGACAGAACCAAGCATACATCGGCAAAAACGGGCTTCTCTTCCCAAACAACGATGCAGATAACTGGATTGGCGGCATTGCTCGGGGCGGAAGCTCAGACGTTATTCATGTCGGGCCTGCGACCAGCGGAGGCATCACGTCAGGTCCGCTGACGCTTACGTCCACAAACGTAGGGGTAGGCACAGCGTCTCCCGCGCAAAAGGTAGATATTAGCGGCGGCGGATTGCAAATTCTGGGCAATATTTCATCCCCCGCATCTGGCACTAGCTCAGTACTTATTGATTACTACTCAGGGGCAGCGCGCTACTGGGCGCGGGGTGCTGATGGCAGCACTAGAGGTTCGCACAACTTCTACGTCCTAGAAAACGACGGCGGTGGTCAATTAACGGCATTGAGCTTAGATTCCAGTGCTGACGCTACGTTTGTCGGTCACGTCAAGCTTCCCGATAGCAAGTATTTAAAGCTCGGCGCTGACGGAGATTTTATCTTCTACCACGACGGTACGAGCAATTACATTCAAGCCGTAAAGCAGGACTCGGACATCATCTTCCGAGGAAACGATGGTGGCACTAACGCCAACTTTCTTACGCTGGACACAAGCGCAGCCGGACACGCTACATTTACTTCTGGCGCGCAGTTTGGCGGTGCAGTCGGTATTGGAAACGCATCAGTAGCTGGCGTTGGTCTGAGAATACAAGAAAACAGCACCACTAATGTTGCAGACTTCCGCAACTCAAATTCCGGTGGGTACGGTCTTTACGTCGGTGGGGGATCAAGCAATGGGGAGTACGCCCTTAAAGTAGCAGATTATCAACTCAATGCCCTTTTCACGATTATAGGTAACGGTAAAGTCGGGATTGGCACAGCGTCTCCTGGCAGTATCGTTGAAGTTGCAGGTGCCTCTCCAGTCGTTGAGATCAACGCAACGTCAGGTAGTCCAGAGCTACAGTTTAGTGACGGTGGCGCTGACGAATTTTCAATAATGTATGACACGGGAGCCAACGGTCTCAAATTTATTGAGGGCGGCGTTGGCACTAGAATGTTTATTCAAGATGCTACTGGCAGCGTTGGGATTGGCAACACTGCTCCGGGTGACTATTCGTTTGATACTGGCCCAGAATTAGTGGTGGGTTCGGGTTCAAATAACGCACATGTGACCGTACTTTCGGCTGACGATGGAACAGGCTACTACGCTTTTGCCGATGGGACTTCAGGCACTGAAAAGTACGCGGGGTTGATTGAATATTCGCACGTAAACAACTCGATGCGGTTTCGCACCGGTGGCGTAGATCACATGCGTATAACGTCCGGTGGAGATGTCACCATCGGAAGTGGTAACAACGTGGGGACTGCCGGAACCCTAGATCTATCGGTAGGTAGCACAAATTACACGGGCGGTCTTACTCTGTGGTCCCCCAGTGCATCAGCTCATTCAGTAAGTTTCGGCGACGGCTACACAGGCACAGATCGCTACCGTGGTTTCCTGCAGTATAGCCACATTGATGATTCTCTGGCCTTCGGCACTGCGTCAGTCGAAAAAGCTCGTATTGACAGCTCTGGGCGGCTTTTAGTTGGTTATACGACCAGTGTTTCTAGTGGATTCGGTACTACCCCGGCGATTCAAATTGAAGGAACAGACGCCAGCAACTCAGCGTTGTCACTTACTCGTAACGCAAATAGCGCCTATGGCGGGTACTTAATCCTCGGAAAAAGCCGAGGCACGAGTAAAGGGTCCAACACTATCGTTCAAGATGGTGACCGAATAGGTCATATTGTATTTGCGGGAGCAGATGGCGGGAACCGCTACCCAGCAACAGCGATGATTCGTAGCCAAGTGAACGGCGCTCCGGGTACGGACGATATGCCGGGTAGCTTAATTTTCTCTACGACACAGGACGGGAATCAAGATCCGACTGATGCACTAACAATTAATGCTTCTCAGAACGCTACGTTTGCCGGAACCCTAGATGTCAACGGTGCTAACAACAGCAACTTCTACGCTTTGGAGATGGAGCGAAGTGGATCAGGAACCTCTCCCGACATATGGGGGACGAGCAGCAAGCTGATTCTCGGCGCAGGTTCTTCCAATCCTGTTATGACCATTGAGCCTACAGAGGTCGGTATAGGCACAACGGCACCCGAAAGTACGTTGCATCTGGAGACTGGCTCTTCGCCCACTCTAACGATTAAAGATACGACGAATAACTGCAAGCTGTTGGCTTACTCACAGGACAGCGAATCAATCGTAGGAACGTATAGCAACCACAATTTAGGGCTGTTCAGTAATAGTACCCGCGCAGTAACAATTGATACGTCGCAGAATGTCCAGTTTGCCAATTTAATCACGGGCGGTTTCGGTGCCACTACAACCAGTGGAACTCTGGACTACGACCACGTCACGAACTCTCGTCCGGGGATGGGCTACACACTGCTGCAAGGAGGCGACACAAACGGGCCGGAGCTACAGGATGGGCTGGCTTCAAGCGGCGGTGGAGCTTACTACTACAACATGAATTTTGAGTACTCCAGTAAAAATGGTTCTGGGAGTCTTACTCAAATAGCAATCCCTTATTTTCGAGGAGCAAGCGGTAGCTACAACAAATCTGCGCTGAGTCTTCGCACTCGCTACACTGGTACTTGGGGGGAGTGGCAACGCTATCTATACCTAGACGTTGCAAGTCGTACAGCCGAGGTAGACGGCGCTCTACTCGTAAGAGATGACACCTCAGGCTCGTATGGTCGCTTAGAAGTCGGCGGGGAAGCGGGGGCATACATTGATCTGTCGCGCCCTGACAGCGACGACTTCGACATGAGGTTTGAAACGACCGGGACAGAGAATTTCATCTACGGGAAAGGCAACTACATCCGCATCACCCCTACCGAAGGATCAGGCTCTGGAGCGCTAGAGCTTTTCGGCAAGTTGAAATATTACACGACAGACGATCAGGTTCAGTACTGGGTCGCGTACACCCATACCGATGACACGTTCCGGTTCAACAAGAATAACTCGGGCAATGACGAGTGGATGATCAACGGAGATGGCGATGTGTCGATCCGTGGGGATCTGACCGAGAGCGCCTCCAGCTCAGACATCCGGCTTAAAGAAGACATCTCGGTCATCCCCGATGCGATAGAAAAGATCAAATCTCTTCGCGGCGTGACGTTTAAGTTTAAGGAAAGCGGGAAGGCTGGGACCGGCCTTATCGCACAAGAGGTCCAAGAAGTTCTACCTGAAGTTGTATACACCGCGCCTGCCCTCAAAGAAGGCGATGATTTTCTCGCGCTCCGGTATGGCAACACGGTGGGCCTACTCGTTGAGGCGATTAAAGAGCAACAAACGCACATTGATGCCCTCATGAAACGTGTCGAGGAATTGGAGAAATAAATAATGGCTACATGGAATATTGAAACCCTCAACTATACAAATGACTCAGACAAAATCGTTATCCAAGCACATTGGCGATATGAGGACTCAAAAGAGGCAAACGGAGAGACATACACCTCAAGCACCTACGGGGCTGTAGCTTTTGACGATATAAAAGCTGACGCTTCTGGATTTATTGCTTACACCGATTTGACTGAAGCGAAGTGCTTAGAGTGGGTGCATGAGAAAGTAGATAAGGCCGAGATCGAAACAAGAGTAGCGGCGGAAGTAACTGCAAAGGTAACTCCTGCTTATAAAAATGGTAAGCCTTGGGCGTAGACGATGGCTAAGGCAAAAACAGCAACGCAAATGGCCGTAGAGGCGCTAGAGCAAATTAGCAGGCATGAAGCCGAGTGCGGAAAACGCTGGGCTGAATGCACGCAAGAGATTAAGGCACTCGCAAAGCTGACAGAAGCACATTCTCAGAGGTGGGAACGGGTGGCTTTTTTGATCGTCGGTACGGTTCTGGCATCAGGCCTCGCCCTACTGACTAAATTTTTATTGTGACGGAGAACCACATGTCAGAAGAACAAGCTAAGCCTTCGATTAATGTTGGTGGCGAAAACTACGTGATCGAAAATCTTCCTCCACAGATTCAAGAGCTGTGTGTCATCTATCAGGAGTCTGCAGGAAGGGTACTCAATGCACGCCGGGAACTTGCTATCAATGAGATGGCAGCGCAGAACATAGCATCACAGATCGAGCATGGCATTGAGGAAATGAACAAGGAGGAAGAGGCCGCATGATCCTCAAAGCGCTTGTCGGCCCGGTCTCCGATTTAGCTGGTCAGTGGATGAAGCAGCGCTCGGAAAAGGGTCAGGCCAAGCACAAGGCAAAAATGGAGGTGATAAAGAACACCGCCAACTGGGAGGCGTCAATGGCGGACGCCTCAAAGGATTCGTGGAAAGACGAATTCTGGACTGTCGTATTGGCGCTCCCGGTTTTTGCTATCACGTATGCAATCGTAGTGGACGATCCCATGATCCTTGATCGCGTTAGTTATGCGTTTGAAGTGTTGGGTGAGTTGCCAGAGTGGTATCAGTATTTGCTGTTCTTATGCGTTAGTGCCGCGTTTGGGGTCCGAGGCGCAAAAGGTCTGATGAATATGAGGAAGAAATGAGTGGTTTCAGATTAAGAGCGTTTGGCGGAAAGGCCCCGCAGGTTACTCCTCGCCTGCTGCCCGATGACATGGCCCAGGTCGCAACGTCTACCAGGCTGGATTCCGGTCGGTTGGAGCCGTGGAAAGCGAACGCCTCCGTGACCTTGTCTGGTTTGCAGGACAGTTACTCTGTTTCGGCAAATACGAAAACGCTGTTTCGATATAGCTCTACGATCTGGTTTGGAAGTGATAACGACGTAAACATGGTGCGTAGTCCGCTTGCGGAAGATCCGTGGGACCGGATCTATGAGACGGGTGGGACGACGTACCCAAGAATGCGCGCATTGGCAGGCGGAACTTTCAGCTACAAGAGGCTTGGGTTGCCGAAACCAACTCCTGCACCTTCTACGAGCATCAGCGGGACGGCCTCAACGACAGAGACTCCAACAGCAAGAAGCTACATTTATTCGTTTGTTTCCCAGTACGGTGAAGAAGGCGAGCCAAGTGATGCGTCTTCGGTCATAACGGTCACAAGCAATCAGACAGTGGACGTGACGCTGCCGACATCTCTGAGTGGCGAATATCAGGTGACACAGAAGCGGGTTTATCGGACTGACACAGATGGGACGTTTCGGTTCCTTGCGGATGTGCCTCTTGCGACCGCAACGTATAACGACAGCGTGACTGAAGCTAACTTGGGCGAAGCAATTCCCAGTGCAACCTGGGAAGCAGCTCCCGATGAAGACACGGCTGACCACAAAGATGGCGCGTTGCAGGGATTGATCGCGCTGCCAAACGGGTTTCTCGCTGGGTTTGTAGGGCAGACAGTTTGTTTCAGTGAGGCATTCCAGCCTCATGCGTGGCCGGACGCTTATAAGTTTTCCGTTCGAAGCGAGATAGTGGCGATAGCACCGCTTCCCAGCGGCGTGTTGGTCCTGACGAAAGAAAAGCCAGTTGTCATCCAGGGCCAGGACCCGGCCAGCATGAGCTTGTCGGAGATCGATTCAAACCTGTCCTGTGAGTCTAAGCGCTCCGTCGTGGACATGGGGCCGTATGTTATCTATGCCAGCCCTGATGGGCTGGTGCAGGCAAGCGATAACGGGTTGCAGTTAATGACGGCTGGATTGCTGAGCAGAGACCAGTGGCAAGACCTGGTTCCCAGCACGATGGTCGCGTTTCCATGGGAAGGCCAGTACGTCTGCTTTTACGCTGACGGAACTGAGTCTAAGGGGTTTATTTTTGACCCTCGAGGTGGGCGCAACAGCTACGTCAAGTTGGATTTTCACGCTACAGCAGGATTCAACGATCTCGAGAATGATGAGCTGTACCTCGTTGTCGGAGGCAGCGTCGTCAAGTTTGCTGAAGGCACAACGAATAACACGTTCAAGTGGAGAAGCAAAAAGTTCTATACATCTCGCCCGATCAATCCCGGTGTAGCGAAAGTGGATTGTGATAGCTATCCCTCGGCTCAAGCTGATCAACCTGTTTTCCGATTGTTTGTCGATGGTGCAGCCGGGGCCAAGCACACTCAATCAGTGTCTAGCTCAGCCTTGTTCCGGCTTCCCTCGGGTTACAAAGGAAATGAATTCGAGATAGAGGTCGAGGGAACAACGCCGATCAATGAGATCTGTATATATGAGAGTGCGGCAGAGGTATTAGATGGCTGACCGCAAGGCCAATCTCTCAATTCCGTCTGGCGTTTCTGGTCAGGAACGGAAGTTTTTCGAGTCGGTGAAAGAGAACCTAGACGTTCTCATTGGCCACCGTGGGCAGGCGTTGGATCGGGCTGTAACGTTTAGGGATTTAGTTGAAGCGGGTGTGGTAACGCTGCCAGATAACGTGGTCTTCTCAGGCACGGCCAGTCAGTTCAGCTCGTCTCAGGTCATTCCGAACCTGCTTACGCCTCCAGCCCCTACCAGCCTTACAGCAGCCGGGGCTTTTGAAATTATCTCTCTGACGTGGGAACTAACTCAATATCAGGGCCATTCTCACTTCGAGCTATGGAGGCATACGTCTGACTCTCTTGCGGCGGCAACAATGCACGCGCAACTGGGTGGTTACCAGAAGCTGTATGCAGACCAGGTTGGCGGGGACAAGACGTTTTTCTACTGGATAAGGGCCGTTAACCAGAACGGAGTTGAAGGTCCGTTCAATTCCACCAGCGGAACGAGCGGCACCACGCAGCCAAACCTTGCTTTTTTGCAGGGCGCTTTAGCCAATTCAATCACAAGCAGTGAGCTTGCATCAGCGTTGGCTACGCCTATTTCAAACTTGCCTTCAAATACGACGGATGAACTCAATCAGATCCGAACAGATGTTGCGGCAATCACCGAGGTAGATGAGTACAGCTCGAGCGCGAACTATGCGACGGACACGATGGTCACTCACAGTGGCAATCTGTATCGCGCATTGCAGTCAACCACAGGCAATGCTCCGTCTGGCACTACCTCTGATACCGCGTACTGGAAATACGTCGGCGAGTACACCAGTTTGGCTGATGCGGTGTCCGGCAATACGTCATCGATCACCGCGATAAACAACATCGATTCCTCCTCAACTTCTGCCGCAGCCAGCAAAATTGCTGAGCTGGAAGCCGCGGTCACTAATTCCTCTACCGGGTTAACTGCAAATGCCGGTGCAATTACGAGTCTGACGAATACGGTAAACGCAAACTCTGGGAGCATCACAATCCAATCAAGTCAAATGACTGATCTTCGTCAGTCTCTGTATCTTGGAGGAGTGACCGAGTCATGGGCAACCGGACAGAGCTACCAAACGAATGATCTCGTAAAGCACAGCTCGCTGCTGTATATGGCGCTAAGCGCCCACACTTCCGATGGGACTAACGGTCCAAGCGGATCAGCAAGCGATAATGCGAAGTGGAAGTACGTTGTCGATAAGGTTGATTCAACTGGTACTGCGGTTGATGCGCTGACAACCAGTACCACCGCAACTGACGGCACGGTCACGTCCCACGGTCTGCAAATGACCGCCCTGAACTCTGCCGTATTCTCTGATCAGGTCACCGGAACCTGGACAGACGGGAAGACCTATTCTGTTGGCGACAAAGTCGTATACACCGACAACAAGGTGTATTCGGCAGAAGAAAACCATACAGCGAATTCGTCAAATAGTCCGGCTGCTTCTGCATCCGTATGGGACTTCGTCAGAAATAATGGGGTGGCCGGTAACGCCGACTCGATTTCGAGTATGCAGCAGTCGGTGACCAATAATGCGAATAATGTCGCGGCCCAAACACGTCGAGTCGATGACACTGTTAGCACAGTCTACTCGCGAATTGGTCAGGTCATTACCGATCCCGGCTTCGTCAAAGGCATATCAACCAGTGCCGGTGCGTCTGTTTATGCCACTCACGATGCAGACATCACTCACAGTGACACTGCTGGAAAGACGCGAGCGAATGAAGATTGCCCTGCGGTAATTTTTACCGGTGATGGGACCTCTCTGGCATTTACTCGCCGGATTCTGAGGCCACGTACACCAGACGGCACCAGCGGAAATTCGAGCCTCAACCGGTTCGCTTGGGAAGAAGGCCGTAAGCTGCGAGTCCACCTGCGCGCCAATATTGGAACGGGATACTACGGGAAGATTCGAGTGGCTTTGGCTCGCATGAACTCGTCCTACAGTCTGGTGGGCGATTACGTTTATGTTGACTGGGATCACAGTGGCCTCAGCAATTTGGCTGAAAGCTACACCGCAGGACAGTGGGTGGATTACACGGGTGTGGTGACGTTTCCTGCTGCGACCTTAGCTAATGTGCAGTACGGATCACTAACCCTCCTATTCGACTACCACGATACGCAAACGCACTCAGCTCAGGTCCACATCAGCAACTTCGAGGCTTACCTGTATGACCCGGAAGCTCTCTCGAGGATTGTTGACCAGGCAAATACCTTCTCAACCATCCTGACGGATGTACCTGACTGGGCATCGCAGACGGCCTACGCGGTTGATGATCCGGTCAAGCGTTACGGCAACATCTATCTCAGTCAGCTCGCGCATACGTCATATGCGGGGTCAAATGCCCCAAACTTTGGACCTCCTGAAACTGGTTCGAACTCGACCTGGAAGAACATAGGAAAGCATGACTCTGTCGGCGGAATAATTTTGTCGGCTGCGACAAACACGTTTCAGGTGTCCGCTCGACTGGATGATCAGAATGGCGTCACGCTCGAGCAAAAGTTCAGTGCCATCGCAAGCGACACCGAGGGCCTGGAAGGTCAGTACACGCTCAAGATCGATAACGCAGGCCATGTTGCTGGGATTGGTCTAGCGTCTACCCATTCTGGGTCTACCCCTTTGTCGTCGTTCATCGTTACGGCAGATCAGTTTGCGTTTGTTCCATCGACCACCGCTTCCGGCGGGTCTCTGCCAGCCACAGGCGACTATCAAGGCCAGCCGTTCCGTTTACTATCGAATGGCTTAATTTATTACTGGGATGCGGAAGCGGATCCTGCAGCCTGGACTACGGATCAAAGCAAAATGGCGCTGCCATTCGTGGTTCAGACGGCGAATCAAAATGTAACGCTTAGCGACGGCACGACAGTCACTGTGCCGCCTGGCGTCTACATCGCAAAGGCTATGATCTCAGATGCCTCGATTACCAGCGCGAAGATTCACAGTGTTGACGCAGATGTCATTACAACTGGCACGCTTGATGTTTCGAACCGAATTGACGCAAACACGATTCAGGCCTCCAAGCTAAAGATCAGTAATCAGTTTTTGAGCGAGGATTCAAACGGACAACTGCAACTCATAACCAGCGACGGGTCGAATGGAATAAAGGTCGAAAACCTCAGCAATGACGCGGTGGGGACGATGGCCTTCGTTAAGGGTGGGTATGTAGCCGCTGCAAACTTGCACATGAACTTAACTCAAGCTCATTTCGTTGGAAGCATTCCGTATGAAGAATCCTCTGTTGGCGGTCCTGATTTTGGAGGTGGAGGAACTCTGACGAATATTGCTCAAGTTCAGGTAACGGCAGATCAAATTCAAGAGGGAGGGGATTACTTTTTTAACTTTGGGGGGCATGTTGTCGGGTCTGCGTCTGCTGGTAATACGAATCAGGCGTTCACCGTCTTTGTTGTTGAGAAACTACAGACTGACGGCACTTGGAATCAGATTGTTGCGACATCAGGAACAATTAAGCAAAACAACAGCCTTCCTCTCACTGGGTTTTTTGACGTTGCGAGCCATGAGTTGGAGAAGGACAAGGCGTACCGCTTCACGGCTTACGGGTTCATTTCGGGAATTAACTTAGCGAGCGGCAAGAGGGGCTGGCAGGGCGCATTCATTCAAGTTTTCAGGATTCACAAAACCTCGTGAAAACGATTTACGACAAGTCGAGCGGGTCAATCCGCGCTGTCGGGACATTCGATGTCGCAGCAAACTTGCGGGCTGGTGAGGCTGCTTTTGATGGGGCGGTTGATCCAGACCGCTTTTTAATCATCGACGGGAAGCCCGTCCCAAAACCGGAACCCAAAATCGATGTCAGAGACTGGATTCGAGAACGTCGTAAAGGGTTGCTCGATCAGTCTGACTGGACACAGTCGCCAGATTCTCCGCTTACAGCGGATAAGCGAGCGGAGTGGGCGAGATACCGCAAGGAGTTGCGGGACTTGACCGACACGCAGGGCCATCACCTAACTGTATCGGAGGTGAGATTTCCTGACCCGCCCTCTTAGAGACTAGTTTTGTTCATGTCAATAGGGTTGGTAGAATATGTTGCAACACGCAGACATCCGAGAACTTTGGGATGTCATCCGTCCCGGCCTTGAGAGCATCCGAGAGGATTCCAAGGCCGAATGGAGAGTCGAAGATGTGTACGCGTCCTGCGTACATGGCGACTCTTTCCTGCTTTGGGACCACACACGGAAAAATTCATTCTGCATCGTGAAGACGGTAGGGATCCCGTTTTCTCGAGGCAATAGGTTTTTAGTGTGGATTGGTTTTGATCCGGGGCCGGACTCTCTTATGACTTATCACGACGAACTCGAGGAGATGGCTCGAGAAACCGGTCACCAGCAAATGGAGATCGGTACACATCGACCTGGATTAGTCAGGCTTTCGAAGAAGTACGGATATGAAGAGGCGTACACGGTGCTAGTCAAAGACTTGGAGTCGAAATAATGGGCAGTTCTAGCAGGAGTCCAAGAGAGCGAAAAAGCCAGAGGGCCTTAGCGGAGCGAGCTGCTACGCATCTGCGTATGTATGGCGAAGTGTTCTATCCCCTCGAGAACCAATACATCGAGGGCATACAGCAAATGGGCGAAGGTCGGTTCTATGACCGCGCCATGGGCGGTGCAGCGTCTCAGGCCAGAGGCGCCTACGAGCCGGAAATAGCTGCGGCTAGGCGGAAAATGACGGGGGCTGGAGTCGATCCTTCTTCCGGCGCCTACCAGTCGCAAAGTAACGCTCTGGCATCAGCCGCTGAGCGAGCAATGGGGCAGGTATCTGCGGACGCTGGACTCAATCAAAGTGACCGCAGACTGATCGGCCAACAAAACATTGTGCGGATGGGTCAGGGTCTGGCGCAGGACACGATGAGGTCGGAAATCGATCTCGCAAATACGCGGGCTGGTGTGCTTCGCAGCCAGGCGCAGGCGGACATAACAGACAGGACCGCGAGAGGGCAGGCAGTCGGCACTGCCTTGGGGATGGCAGGCCGTTATGGCCTTAATCGGTTCATGCAAAACCCGAATTCGGCGCCACCGCAAACTCCAACTTACGATCTAAGGTCAAACCTTGACAGAGGACAACAGTACGCATGAGAGGGCAATTGAACTCGTTTATGAATAGCCTTCCGCCGGACCTGAGATCTGCGGTAATGGACCACTATGGGAGGGGAGGGGCTTCCCAGACTTACGCGACAAGTGGGCATCAAGGCAACCCTTATCTGGCCATTGATCCTCTGGCTTACCGCGGGATCAGCGCAAAAGAATATCCAGGCGACATGCTTTACGCGGACGTGATCGCTGCTCAGACACAGGATTACCTGACGAGATTCGCACCGATTGAGCGCGAGCTGGCAGCGACGATTACCCCCACTGGCACGACCTACATCGATGACGACCTGGCTCGGACAAGAGCGGCGTTTTCTGGGGCCTCGGCTGGTATGCAAGGCACGCTAGAAAGACGTAATTCCCGTTTAGGCATTAATCCTACAGGTATCCAGGGGTTCCAGAACGAAGCAGTGGGTGCGCTGGTCGGAGGAATCAACGCGACTTACCAGCGAGATCAGGACCGGCGTAATGCTCTCCTTTCGGGTGGACTCGGTGACGTTGGTAGGCAACTACGGCAGGTAGCAACATGAGCGGACTTATTGGTGCAGGACAATTCCATCGCCAGCAGGCGACTCTTGGCTTAGGGCAAGCGGCTGAACAAGAAGCACAGCATGTCGGTCTCGAGATGCAGCAAGAAGCGGCTGAACGTGCGGCTGAAATGCAGCTATATGGCACTGCTTTAGGGATTGGCGGAAGCATCGGTGCGGCAAAGGTGATTGGCGGTAGTACTGCCGCTGCCGCTGGTGCCGCTGGTGCCGGTGCCGGTGCCGGTGCTGCTGCCGCTGGTACTTCTGCTGCTGCTACTGCTGGTACTACTCTTGCGGCGATTGCTCCTCCCGTGGCGATAGCTCTGGGGGTTGCGTACCTCCTTAACAAAATTTTCGATTAGGGGTAATCACATGGCTCTTGGTCTCGCTGAGGGAATTAAAGCCGGTTGGGGGATGATGTCTGACGTGTATGACAGTCGCGACAGACAAGCACGCCTCGACAAAGAGGATCAGTGGCGGCGTGAGCAAGCTGAGAAGCAAGATGAGTGGCGGATAGAGGAACGTGATTACCGACGCGGCAGAGACGCAAAAGCGGATCAGGATCGAGAAAACGAGAAAGCGTACCGTGGCGGCAGAGACGCATTAGCCGACTACTACCGCGAAGAACAACGTAAATACCAGCAGGGCAGAGATCAGAAATCGGACGATTGGCGGAAAGGTCAAGCTGATTACCAACGCGGCAGAGACGAAAAAACCGACAGACGCTTAGATGACGCCGCTGATCGCCAAAAAGACGCCGCTGATCACGCCGAAGCGGAGAGAAAACGGATAGCAAGAGAGAGAACAGCCGCAGAAGAATGGACCGCGATTGCTAACTACTACGCGAAGGGCGATTTTGATCGGGCGATGTCGATAGTGCGCGACTCCGAAGTTCTGACGGACGACAAAACGCTTCTCGGCATTCATAACGCGCTTCAAAAGGACGACGGACAGCTCGAGGCATTTCGTTCCGATGTTCAAAAGTGGGCAGAAACCGATGGTGAGCATGAGCTGTCAGCAGGCGCTAAGGCTGCGATTCAGTCAGCTCTTATCATCGGGAATCCTCGATATAACATTTCGAATGAGGCGTATGTCGAGGGAACTGAGCGGTTTCGGCCAGGGACAAAGATCACGGAAAAAGATTTTCCCGCTGCGCCAGCCGGTGCAAGAGGTGGAACAATTGTGGGCGTCACGATTCACGACCTCGAGCATCAAGACACCGTCGATGAAGCCGGGAATCCCGTTGAGGGAGTGGCTGTGCGTCTTGACGTTCGCTACAGGCTGCCGAACGGCAGAGAAGTCAGCTATTACCCGATGATGACGGAGGGACGTGACCCAAAGTCTGACGTGGTGGTCATAGACATCGGTGATGGCATTCAGGCCATGGCAGGAGTCTACGGATTCCGTAACTGGATCCAACAAGATGCGGGTTTTGTCGGCGCGTTAGAGCAAGAGCTTTTGAAAAGGCCAGAAATAAAAGCGAAATCGGATCGGATCTATAAAAGGATGGATGACCGGTTCAAGTCCGTCGAGGGTAGCACTGAGATGGGAGATGCTTATCCAGATGTCGCCAGTCTAATGACTCCATATCAGCGCAGTCTTTCGAGAGGTCAGATCTCAGATGCTCAGCAAATCTCGATGATGACGGACCTCGCAAACCAAATTGCGATTTACGGCGAGCCGCTAGATCACCAGATTTCGGTGCGCCAGGAGCAGTTTAAGCAGACGGAGTCAACGCTCATGGATCTCGAGCTGCCGGTTGGCGGGACCCCGACGCAGAGTGACATTATGCAATCAGTGACAAGGGGGATCGCTACACGAGATCCTTATTCCCCCGGAACTCCAGGGGGTCTCCCGGTCTCAGCCAGTAAAAAAGTCAGGCTCAAGGACATACTTTCTGAGGGCCAATCATTGCCAGCGCATGCGATAGGTAACCTCAATGCTATGAGCGCGGGAGATAAAGCGACGCCTGCCGAAACCAGGGAGATGATCGAGTATCTGAGACGGGATTTTTCAAATCGTCTGAAACCGATATACCTCAAAGATTGACAGGTAACGCGATATGCCATTAGTCAGTTTTGCTGATCCCTATGACACTAATCCCGCTCGTCTCCGTCAGGAAGCTCGAGACGACATGTCGGAATTTAGCAAAGGCTTCGGTGCAGGAGTAGATCAGACTCAAGCTCTCGCAGGTGGTCTTTACGCATGGGCCGGGAGCGTCGTTAACAGCGACGAAATGGTGCGAGATGGAATGGACTTCTATCAGCGCCAGATGGCTGAGGCAGCGCAATACGCGCCTGACACGGCAATGGTTGATGCGCTTGATAGCACAGACGACTTTTGGAATTTCGTCACCTACACCGCCGGTAACGTGCTTCCTAGTCTCATTACGATGGTCGGCACGGGCGGTGTCGGCGGGCTAGTCGGAAAGAAGCTAATCAAGGAGGCAGTCGAAGATCAGGCTGAGGCGTACATAAAGTCCACTGCCTCGAAACGATTACTGTCTGAGCGACTGGGACAAGGCGCCAAAAAGTTTGCGGAACTGGCAGTCGGGAAAACGCCTTTTCAGAAGGGAGCGGCGGCAGGAACGTTTGCTGGAGGAACTGCTCTTGCAACAGGTGAGAGCTTTACCCGAATTTTCGAAGAACTCGGCACTGAGGATCCCGCCGTTGCGGCTGCAGCCGGTCTGCTAAGTGGCGCGTTAGATACATTCGCAGCGCCTATTCGCCTGCTAAAGAGGATGGGCAGCGATAAATCTCGAGTCGATGAGCTTAGAGAATTTATCGGGGACGATATTTCTAAGCGCCCTAATGCTTTTAAGGCTGTTTTAAGAGAGGCCCGTGATTCTGCCGGAACAGAAGGCCTCGTTGAGGCGATGCAGGAATTTATCCAGCGCAGCGCCTTGATTTGGGCCGATAGCGCTTTGCCGGAGGACGAGCAACAAATCTTTGCGGACAGTCTCCTTAGCAACGAAGCGCAGCTTGCATATTTGCATTCAGCGATCAGCGGCGTGGTGGGTGGCGTAATGATGGGTGGCCCTGGCGGGCTTATCCAGAATCGGGGAGACAAGCAAGCCCTCGACCAAATAGAAGAGCAAGCCAGGAAGCTGCCAGAACAGCAGCTCGAGGATCAGGCGAAAGCCCAGAAGGTTGGCGTAGAGGCAAACGACAATCACAACAAGCCGGAAGAGGTCGTTGTCGATCCGACAGAAGAGACCCCTCAAGCAGAAGCGGCAATAGAGCCAGAGCCTGTTTCGGCACCCGAACGCATGTTTGAGATGTCGAGTCTTAGCGCGGGAATGCAAATGAGGGTCCAGTCGAACCGGGATCCGCAAGTCGAACCGTTGATGGCTGGCGATATGGCTGTTGCCACTGAGTCGGAGATTCAAAACGCCGTCAGCGGACTAACAGGAATGGAGCGCGAAAAAGCGTCTCTGCAGCTCCAGTCTATCGTTCCAGTCAATCAAGCTGAGCTGGTTGAGAAGGGCTATAAGCGCAGGATGCCATGGCAGCCCGCGATCAATGTTGACGCTCAAGGCAATACTGCAGCTAACCAGAAAGACAAAGAGCAGAGGGTGATTGGACATCCGCTGGGATTCGCAGCGATGGATGCCGCGACTCCTGCCGATACTGCTGCTGTCGTGCCAGGGGTTGATGGTAGCGCGATTGAGCTGGCTCCGCTGATTCCCGGCATCCCAGAGGAATCGGTGACTCAGCCGGTTGTCACCAACTATCTTTCCAGCCTCCTCGATGCTGTTGACCAGGGTTTGCCAGAACAGTGGCTATCGATGGTTAACGGCACTTATGTCCTCGATAGTGAGTCAGCTCCAGCGGAGGCAGTTGCTGCGTTAATCCCGCAGAGTGGGACGATTGCGATTCAGCCTCAGCACTTTGCCGACGCTGTCGATGAGGCGGGTCTTCGATGGGCCGTAACTCACGAGATCATGCATGCGGCAGACAACGCAAACGGGTACACGAATCAGCTTCCGGGCCTGTCATTGCGGATTGACGAGGATTCGATTGATGTCGAGATGGGTGACATCATGTCCGAGGTGTTCGATCAGTGGGAAGCCGGAACAACTCTAGGCAAAGTGTTCGCTTATCCGCTCAATAGTTTGCTTGCCGAGGTGGAAGCCGAGAGGGCTGCAGGCGGAACTGGTCAGGCTAGTGTGGACGTAGCGAAGAGAGAGGTTTTTGCACAGCTTGGCACGCTGATGATCAGCGATCCTGATCTCGTAAAAGAAAATGCCCCGCTGGCACATGCTCTTTTGACCGAAATTAGAGAGAATCCGACTGCAACTACGAGGGAAATCTTCGATGGCCAAACGGACGCTGAAACGGGTGGACCTTCCTCCCAACCTCGCGAAGTACGTGGAGACCTTCGGCCACCGCCCCTCCCCGGAGGCGCTGAAGTTCAAGACGGACGAGGAGCTGGAGTCGATGGCGAAGTCAGCCCTCGAGTCGAACCAGCCGATACCGAGTTGGCGCGACCGAGGGAAGATGAAGACGGGGTCGATCCTGGACAATTTGACGCGATAAACGCCGCCGTCTTTGACGCGGTAGCAGAAGGCGCGACAAGTCTTGAGAATGTGGTCGAGCGTGTCGGTGAGGTCGAGAATGAGGATCAGGCGCAGGCTGCGCTTGATTCCTTGATTGCATCGGGCAGGGTTTCCCGCTCCTTCGATGATGGCGCCTCGCGCTATTCGGCTATTGGTGTAGCAGAACCTGTGGCGGAAGTCGCGGCAGAACCGGCTGCAGAAGAGGTGTTCAGCCCTCGAGTCTCAATGCCGGATGATGAAAATCCAAAGGTCAAAAAAGGCGAAAATTTTTCATACGACGGGGCATGGGAACTGCATTTTGCGGACGGTGATGTCCGGTCGATTTTCTATGATCGGCAATATCAATGGTGGTATGACGCGGAAACCAATGAGGAACTGGCTGGCGGATACAACAAAGTCGAGGCCATAGCCTCAATCGTCTCGATGAGGAAGTCTGAGTACGGTGTTTTCGGGAGCAAACCGAGTGATCCACAATTTATTAAGGCTGACAGACCTGACTCTGCGCGGGTAAGCGCATACCGGCAATTCCCTAACGCGCCTCATCTTCGGGAGCAAATGATTGCAGACCTGAAGAAGGCGGGCATCGCTAACGAGACCTATGACGACGCAAATCGCGGTGATTTACCTCCTCCCCTGCGTCGTCTTTGGACTGCCTTGGATCGCGAAGGGTTTCTAGGATTCGACTACGTCGGCGATTTAATCGACGCTTTTTTTGAGGAAGACATCGACCTCTGGGATCCGACTCCCGCGCTCAAGGCCGAGATTGGCCGATACATCAATTCCTATGGGGCCGCTAACCCGGCTCTGACCGAGAGGCAGCTCAACGATCCTATCCTTTACATCACTGCTGAGCGGGAGTACCTGTTCCGGCGATCTTCGGGGAATGTTCGTGGCAGACCGGCTCTCACTAGAATTATTCACCCAGGCAACGCGACTGCTCAGCTCGAGGCGCTGCAGGAATTACGTGACAGGCACCCCGATCCACTGGCGTCTCAACGGGACTGGTTGCGGTTCGAGCGAGATCTCTCAGGATCGAATCAAACTCTACGTCCGCCGTACAAACTAATTGAACAGACTGCGGACATTGACGAATGGGCGACGACGCATTCTGCCCTGACGGAAGAGCAGCGTGCTGCGGCTGACGAGGGGATGGCCATGGCGGCAGAGCTTGGCGATCTCTACATCAGCGGGGAGGCCGGTCCTGAAGCTACTGCAAAGCTCCTTCTATGGGGAAGCCTATCGAGAATGCTCACCGCGTCTTCGCAAGAAGCTGCATTCGTTGATCTGTTAACTAGCGGTGGAAACCGAAGCGTTGTCGATGAGGCGATAGATGGCGCGCTTAATGGGGATTTCGGCACAGAAGACGTAGCCAGGTGGCGATCAGCAGTCGGCGACGCGATCCCCGAAGGGAGCTTCGGACGTAGCGGCGTCTCGAACGCCAATGATTTCGGCAAGATGATGCAAAAGCTAAGCGAACAGGATGACGAGGGCATTTCCGTTCTCGAGAGAATTCACAATCTGATAGCGGATAGGTCCGTTCCATCCTCTGAGGCGCGCAGGCAATTCCAGGGTCTGACCCGGTCGATTGGAATCGACAATAAAGTTTTCAGCTTCATTATGATGATGACCGGCCGTTCCGACGTACTGGTCCTTGATCGAATACAGCTCAACCATATGTACGACGCAGGCCGGTACGGAAAACTTATCTATGATGACATCGCGATGGAGTTTGACGCGCTGCATGGGCTGGCCAGATATGAGGCGCTTGAGACCTCAATGCAGAGGCGGATCGTTGAGCTTTATGCGAAGTTAGGACGACCGGAAGACGCAAGTCTAGCCCGCTATCACTGGGAATCCTGGGTCCTACAGTCGGGTCAAGTCGTCGCACACCCGACGATGAAGGGATTGATCGAAGAAATACGAGGATCTTCTTCGCCTTATGCCTTCCTCGGCGCACCCGAAGGTCGCCAAAACCGATTTGCTTACGGAACGACCTACGCTCGTGACGCCGATGGCACTCCGTATTTTTTGTACCCGGACTCGGAGGGTCAGGTCTATCGATTTGACCGCAATGGCTTCGACGCGCTGTTAAGCGAAATGAAGGCCAAGAGAAAAGACGGAATTACGCCCCCTGGATTTAAGGTAACGGACTACAAGGAGGGCGTGCCATGGTACGAAGGCGAAGGAATCAATAGGGAGAAATTGGATGCGGCGATCAGAGCCAACGCAACAAGAGAAGCGACTGAAAACGAATATGCTGTTGAAGAAGCTGTTTCGACTGAGTCCGCCGATAGCACCGGATTCGCCGAAGCCGAAGTCGAAGTCGAAGCCCCGCAATTCATAAAGGCTAACGATCCAGATGATGCTGGCCTCAACGCAGCAGAGCATCTGGCTCAAGACATCGAGGCGCAAAAGATCATTAGTGCGCCGAAACTCCGGCAATTTTTTGACCGGTATCGATCCTGGCGGGTCATTGAAGAGCATCTTGCCAAAAAGATGGGCCTCGAGAAGCTGCCAGCAGAGATCAGCTTTTGGTATCGAGAAAATTTGTCTCATTCTCGAATACAGAACCAAACAGATGAGCTGGCGAAGGGTCCGGTGCAGGATGTCGTGGATTCTCTCAACCGTGAGAACCTCACCATTGAAGACCTCGATGCGTTTCTACTGGCAATGCATGCGCCAGAACGTAATGTCGTTGTCGCCGCGAATGAGCGCGAACGGAAGGCTCAGCGCATAGCTGCCATTGAGAAGAAAATCGAGGATCTAAATCGGTCGCTCGAGGAGGCAGCGGATGAGACTGCCACCAAGGCGCTTGGGACAAGGATCGAGAATCAGGAAGCTCGCCTCGAGGCCGAGGAGAATGCTCCTCTCAGATTTCAGGAAACTGGGTCAGGCGTGACTACTGCCGAGGCCAATGCTCGTGTTGAGGCCTTCAAAGAAGAGGGCAAGCACGAAGGTCTTGAGCGGACTGCCAAGATCGTTTGGAACATGCTCGCGAAAATGCGCGAGAACATGGTCAATCAGGGGCTACTCGATGAGCGTGGCCGCGCAGGCTGGGAATCAACGTACCAGTACTACGTTCCTCTAAAAGGTTTTGCCGATCAGGATGGCTCCGAGATCAGTGCTGCGACCAGCCAGGGATTCAACATTTCGGGCAGAGAAAGCCGCAAGCTGAGGGGCAGGACGACAGAAGCTGCCAGCCCGTTCCTCAGATCGATCATGGACGCCGAAGGGAAAATTATTCGGGGCGAAAGAAATTCAGTCGCCCAACGCCTACTTGCACTAATGGAACAAAACCAGGATGAGAGTGCCTGGAATGTATGGCACACAGGTTTCATGCCGGTCGATGAGGGGGCTAACACCAAATCCGAATCGGAGATGAGATCGGAGCGACATCCTCGAGATCCTGATACGGCCCGGTACATCGAGATTAAGCGCGACGGACTGAGCCACTGGATCGAAGTTAAGGACGAGGAGCTGAACAGGTCGCTGCAAGAAGCCAGCCCTGCGCTGCTTAACTCCTCGCTCGAGGTCTTCGGCAAAGTGATGACCGGTCTGTCGAAATTCCAAAATTTTCGCAGGAACATGTTGATCAACTGGAACCCCAGTTGGGGTCTGATCAATCCGCTGAGGGATGCACAGACGGCGCTGGTGTACGCGCTATCTGAAACCGAAGTATTCGGCGGGCGCCTGCAAGGCACAGACGGGATCGTCAGCAAAATTATGACCGGCGCGTGGGATGCTGGCCGAGGATTCATGGCCTATCAACGGCACGTAGAGCGGAATCGACAGGCTCGAAGAGAGGGCAAAGAAGAGGAGGCCATCCCAGAATCCAAGCGCGAAATGTTCCGATGGGCTAAGGAGTTCATCGAGGACGGCGCGCAGACGGGGATGGCCACATTCCGAGACCTCGAAGAGCAGCGCGGTCGCATCGAAAGCATGCTCAAGGACGTTGGGGAATCGAAAACGGCTAAGGCGCGTCGAGCTGCCAAGTGGGTGGTCGATGGTGTAGAGCTGTACAACCAGGCCACAGAGAACTCGTTTCGGCTGAGCAGCTACATCGAGGCGAGGAAACAGGGAGTCCCGCGTCTTGATGCAGCTACCCTGGCTAAAGACATAAGCACTAATTTTAATAGGAAGGGTGAATATTCAAGCCTGATCAACATCGGGTACATGTTTTTTAACGCTGCGCTTCAGGGCAATGTAAACCTCTTCAACGCAGTGATGCGTAAGGGAGCTGAAGGTAAGACAGGCAATGCTGGCAAGGTCTATGCCGCCAGGAAAGTCGTCATGGGGTTGGTCGGTCTTGGGTTCGGCCAGACAATGCTCAATCTGATGCTGTCTGATGACGACGAAGACGGAGAGCCTATCTACAAGGACATTCGCCCCCACGTCCTGAATCACAATTACGTGGTGATGGCGGACGGAAAAAATGCTATCGGGATCCCCATGCCTTACGGCTATGGCTGGTTCCACACGCTGGGCCGGGTGTTAGCAGAACAGATCACCGGCACTCGAACCGCTGCTGAAGGCGCTGCAGCTCTTGTCGGCACAGGCATGCGGCACTTTGCTCCGGTTGAGCTTCACACCACAAGCGAAAACGCTCCGGCTATACAGTCTGCAGGGGAAGCGATAATGGGTCTGCTCCCTGACATCCTAGAATTTGGCGGTGAGCAGATCGCAAACCTTAACTTCTTCGGCGCTCCGATCACGCGGGAAAATCCGTATGTCGATGAACCCGCATCTTCGACCGGAAAGCGAGGGACCTTCGAGGCCTTTAAGGCTATCAGCAAGCTCGCCAATGCGGCGGGCGGCGGCACTCAATATGAGGACAGTTGGGCTGATTTTTCACCTGACCGTATTCAGCACATTTTCGATTGGGTATTCGGTGGTGCTGGACGATTCGCGGTCGATGCGTTCGACACTGCGGCAAAAGTGACTGAGCCAACAGCCGATGAGGCTCGGTTCAGCGACACCCCGATCCTTCGCAAGTTTATTTTTGAACCCTCTGAGTACGTGGATCAAACAACGTATTACGCCAATCGCCGAGATCTGAGGATGGCTGAGAGGGGCTGGAAAAAAGGCACACCTGAAGAACGTAGAAAGCTCTTGAGGAGGCAATCTCAGCGCTACTACACGGAGATGCCGCTGCAAATGCGGCAGGCAGACAAGGCCCTGAAGGCGCGGCGAGATGCAATTCGCACACTGCAAGACAGCCCGAACACTGAGGCGAATCGCAACCGAATCAAAAAACTTCGCCAGGAAATGGAGTCAATCTACGACCGGTTCAACGTCAGATACAGGACTGCGGCGAAATGATCATTTTAATCCTGGCCGTTGCCATCCCGATCTTTGCCACCATGCTTGTGTTCGCTGTCGCGAAGGCTGTGGAGCTGCACACGCAACGCACCGATTACGGCTGGTATTTCAGGATTCCGGTGCTAGTGCTAATGGGACTTGGATTCGCCGCTTCGGTCCTGTTTAACGCTACGGCTGCATCGGTGCTGTTCCTCGAAAGTCCGCATGAGCTGTTATTCGCGGATCGTGTGAGGCGCAAGGCTAGAGAAGGCGATGCTCAAGGACTCGAGTGGAGGGAGCGCATCAATCGGCTTATCCCCAAACATGTTTAGGGCATTTTGGTAGGGCAAATTGAGCCTGCCATCTCCTGGCAAACCCTCGCCCAGCGCAAAGTAGACACCCTCGAGGTCGCTGCGACCGGCAAGAACGAGGGCATGACCCTCCAGACACGCGGACTCCGGCGCGTCGAAACAATTCAAGAAGTCACGATCTACACGCTTGAGCGTGGAAAGCTTGATGTTGCGTCTTTGATCACCAACTCCACCATACAGGTAGACGCATGATCATCGAGTCGATTACTGCTGGCATTGCGATCCTGAACGGAATTAATAGTGGAATCGCCACGCTAAGAGAAAGTCGCGGAAACGCCGAAGCAATTCTTGGCAGATTCGCTGACGCCAGCGCACAGATTCGAGCGCTTGAGGCGAAGCAGAAAAGAAAGCGCGTCTCTCCGAAAGAGGCTTTTAATATGAGCCTTCTTATCAAGCGTCAAAAGAGCATGGAGGCCGCTCTCAAAGATGCTTGCCTCATGGCGCAAATGCCAGAGGTCTGGCGCAACTACCAGCAGATTCTGGAGGATGACAGGCTCGCGCACGAAAAAGAGATGAAGGCTCTAAACGCGAAGTTAAAAAAGCGCCGTGAGATGTGGCAAGAAATCGGGCAGATCATGGGCATCGTGTGTGCCGTGACCGCTGTTGCGATATTCGCCATGGCAATCTACTTCAACCTGTGAAGCTCTGCCTGTGTTGCGGCATATCCCCTGCCGTGGCCGAGGTCCTTCAGTCGTTCGTCCCGAAGCAGCTCGTCCCGGCTCATTACTCCAGCGATGCGGTAGCGCGGGAATTTGCCGACAACAAGCACGTATTCGTCAACTGCCCCACCTTTATCCTTCCAGGGTGCTGCAAGAAGATGGCCGGTTGAATACTTCGTCGCCTTAACGTCGAGCTGCCGTCCGTCGCGAGTCATCAGATCTGCGTCGGGGGTGTGACCAACCTCGAGGTCGGGGTAGACGTTGAGAGTCTTGGCTACCGCAATCTCGGCTGCGATCCCCTGGAGATCGGTCTCGTAAGACGACTGAGGTCCAATCTGCCGGTCTTCTATGCCAGCTCTGCGCCCAGCTCTATATCTCTGTTGAGCCAGATATTGCGCCAGCTTTTGCTCAGCGAGATTCAGTTCAATCAATAGGATGGCCTGCAATAGGATGGCCTGCTGGCAGACATGCCCTGACCCCTGCGGTTGCTACGGGGAAGGAACAGGGGCCGTGGGATGGACACCTCATACCAGACAGGCCATTTATTCTTTGCGTGGAATCGCGAACACTGACGCAGGCTCATCGTCTTTTGCGTCATCCTGATCGTCTTGCAGCGTGACGGTCACGGTCTGGCCAGGCTGCATATCCTCTACCTCAAAAATCAGGGTGGGCATTGGCCTCCACCATTTCGTGCAATTCTGGCCCGATGAGTGGACTCATAACCTGCGCGATCTCATTCGCGGCGTGCTTAATCTTGAGTAGATCGACCTCTTGCAGTGCTGCTTCTTCGTTGAGCTGAAGCATGATGCAAAGCGCATCGAGGTAGTCGGATGCCCTTGAGACATCCTCGTATAGCTTCTTTATTGACTGACTCATATACCAACCCTGCTAGGAAATGGAACTGTTCCAACCTTAATTCGCTTGGAAAAGCTCCAACCCTGCTAGGAACTGGAACTGTTCCAACCTTTTTTCGCTCGGGAATATGGAATAGGGCTTGAGGAAGTTGCGTAACTTATTGATATTTAAGGAAACAGCTTCGCCAACCTTGCCGAGGATGGAATCTCCGAATCGAACCCGGTTTCCATTTTCAAACCGCTATTTAATTAGCAGAATGAATAGCTTATGGCTGTTTCTTAACGCTAACCCTATTTCACAACCTTTTTAAAATGTCACTTTGGGGACTAGGTTCCGTTCCCAGCAAGGTCGGAAATATTCCAACCCTGGCAGGAAAAGTAATTGTTCCAGCCTAATCAGGAATGGAACTCTTACAACCCTGCGGCGAATGGAATATCTATCGTCCCCTTTTTTCATACCTCCGTTGCGACCCTGTGAACGACCAGTTCGAGTCGTTGTTTATTGAAGTGCGCGTACCTTTCGACGCTGTTGAGGCTGTTCCACCCGCCGAGTGTTTTAAGCTCATTGGGATTCGTGCCTGCATTTGCATGGTGACTCGCGAACGAATGACGAAGCGTGTGAAAGCTGGCTTTGGGATCGATCTTCAATCTCTGACAGGCCATCTTCCAGTGCTTGTTCTTCACCGCTTGCCTGGAAAGAGGCGTACATTTCTCCCAGCGGTTTTCGTCTTTCGCAAAAACGTATGGGATCTCTGTAATGCCCTCCGGGTTCAGGAGATCGGGCTTCGAGCGAAGCTCTGCTTCCTTTGCATCGGTCCAGGCACGCCGCTCCTCAAGGATTCGCAACGCGAAGTCGTTCAGTACGCAAGCGAACGGTTTGCGGTTTTTGGTCTGAAAGCCTCGGTAGTAGACCATCCGGTCGCCGAAATCGACCATGTCCCAGGTCATTGTCAGCACACCCGATATTCTCAACCCGGTCTGAAAACCAAATCGGACCATCGCCGCTCTCAGCGGATCGAGTGATTCAGCTAATGCACTCACCTGATCCGGCTGCAAGTAAATCTCCCTCTTGCGTTCTGGCATCTTCTGCATCGGCACGAGCGAAAACGGGTAGCCCATTTCTGCCGCAACTTTGAAGATTGAGTTGATAATGACCATGTACTTATTTATATACGCTTCGCTGTACGCCTTGGAGAGTGGTTTCCCGTAAGGCCTTGATCGACGGGCAAATTTGTCGCCCTTCGTCCTCAGTTCTCCCGGCAAGTTAAACCGCTCTTCCAGCCAATCAATGTCCATGAGCTTGTAGCTCGTGCGGGCATTTTGCCTGTAGCGCCTTTTCAGACGATTGGTGACGCGAACTACTACGTCATCTCTTTTTTCACCATGACGCGTAAGTGACGCCAGATACCTGTCGGCTACTTCCGCGAAGGTGAGGTCCTCTTTGCTATTTTGTGTCATGTGACCACCTGTTTGTGGGTGATACACAACTTCCCCGTAGCCGTTTGATTGTCTCACATCAACCCCTATTTGCTAAGTCTCTTCAGCCTGCAGGCCAAGCTCGATCAGGCGCCTAAGTACGACGCTGGTATTCACGAAAACTTCCGGTCGATCTTTCTTAAACTTCTCCCCGAAAGCGTTGATTCTTTTCGCCATCTCCGGCGTGCAGACGAACGTGTAATGTGGCATTGCCTTTCGTTTTTTTGCTCTTGGCATTTAGAATTTTCTCCGCGCATTCCCGCGCAAAATCTTGCAATCCTGGGGCGCCTCGATTCTGATCAAGGCACTCGGCACTACCTGATACTCCTTGGATTCAGGCACGACCCAGCTCTCGATTCCCATGAGCATCACCCCGATAGACAGATCATTGGCAGTGGCTGTTATCTCGTCGCCAAACTGCACGAGCAGCTCTTCGCTGACACCGGATTTGGTCTGGGTGTTGAGGATCAGCCCCTGGCTCTCACCTGCGCTGATCTTCCTTGCCCAGAGCCGGATCTCGAACGTCTCCTCTTTGCGCTTCGTGTCGAGAGCGCGGCCAAGGTACGTCAGTTGTCCAACATTCCTGGTCAGGCGAAGGTGCGTGCGCTTCAAAAAGGCGCGTCCTCATCACCGAACGGATCGCTCGAGCGTTTACCGCTCGGCTTCCAGTTATCGACGCTCGCGTACCAGCGCCCGTTTTTGCCTTCTTTAACATCCAGGTTAAGCCATTGCTTCCCCGATTCATCCTTCTCGACTGACTCGGCTTTTTTGACCAGCCACTTATATGCCTGCGCCATATCGATTCTGATCCGCGCCTTCACAAAATCCGGCGCGTTGTCGTTCGGCGCGTTGACATAGATGCCTTCGGTAAATTCCACGTCTGCCATGTTTCAGTCTCCTACTACTGCTGACTTAATTGTGATTTGTTGTGTGTTGTTCGCTCGACGGAAGTCGTCCATCGCTGCGTCTTTTTCCAGTACGGCTTCGACGCCGCCCAAGAATTCAAAGGCTTTCCGGTAGTCGAGTGGCGCCGTGCGCTTAACCACTTGGACGAGCGTGCTGCCATTGGTTGCACTGCCCTCGTATCTCCGTGCAATCGTTTTCTTCAGCGCGTCCTGCTGGGATTTGAGTTCCTGCAGCTCTGATAGCTGATCTGCGATCTCGCTCTCTATGCCGAACTGGCGGGTGCGAAGGCAGTCGAGCTGATTGAGGTCCTCATCGTCTGTAACTGTTACGGCATCTGGCTGCAGGGGATCGAGATGCTGTTTGAGCGTGGCCGGATCCTGAAACTCAGAGTGAGCGTGGTTATGCCAGGCGTGATACAGATCTACGCGCTTGATCTGACCCTTTCGAGGAACAGGGAGAAGAGAGGCCGAAACAGATTCATCAAGCCACGTCATCTGACCCTCCAAACTCGAAGCCCTTTTTTCCCGTCCTCGCGCACGCGACGAGTCAATATGCCGAACTGGTTGTTGGTGAGCTTGTTGACGATGCGGTAGTGGGCAACGCTGGAATGCGCTGAATTCTGGCGCTGCATTGGCGACATTTCTTCGTCGCTCTCGCAAAAAAAAGAATCGCCAACCTGCATCTCGCTCCAGGGATAGATGGATCCGTTTTGTCCCATGGGCAACGGAATGCCAGATTCAATTCTGATCATTCTTTCCACCATCTGTGCCGCTCGAAGACCTCGCTTGCGTAGGCATCAAGGATCTCGTGATCATCGGGATTGCTATGAATGTGAGTCATCATGTTTAGCCGATTGGTTGCATCTCGGTATCGCTGAGATCCGGTCACGGCTTCCTCAACCTCTTGTAGGGTGATTAACAGTGCGGCCTCGCGCAGGCCTGGTCCCGCGATCAGGCGTCTCGATTGACTCTCTCTATCGTGGCGATTGGTCCAGTCCTTGCCTGAACGTAACAAACGAAGTCGATCCATTTGAGGTCACACACCTCCATGACTAGCCTGCATTGATGTAGGTAGTGGGCTTTGCTTGCGTCCCAAACGCTGTAAGGTTTTTTTGCAAAGTAAGGACACTTGACTTCGATCCCGCCTTCGAATCCAACAAGGCCATCAGGGCTTGCAGCGAGGAAAGGGTATCGAGGATGTTTGACGAGGCCGACTGCGCGTACTGAGGTCCCTGTTTGAGACTCGTACCACTGGATCGCCTCCGGTTCGGTGGCCGTACCATGTCTCATCGCATCGTTCACGGCGATCTCGCTGTCGGCTTTCGCGAGTCCGCGTACAGCGTTCCGTAGCCACACTTGCGCGCTTGCGTATGGGTTGATTGCTTCCAAGCTGCTGCAGCCAGTGCCGGTTACTAGTGCCGCTCGAGCCTCGATCCACTCCGGGGAACCTTGTTCTAATCGAGCTGTTGCTATATCTCCGAACAGCGCGCTCATGTCGCCATACCGTAAATCTTGAACAACTCCGTCCGCTGCTTTTTAAGTGCCGCATCTGTTACGGCGCAGCCCGATGATCGAAGTGCGTTCGTGTACCGGTCAAAGAGAGCGTCGAGCGCGGCAGAGGTCGAGTTATGCTGCTTTTCTTTCGCTGTTTCGAGACAGTGGCTCCACAGATCGGCAGCTTCCTTATCGACTGCTTCACGCTTTCGTTTTGAGGGAGCTGGATCTGGAGCTGGATCTGGATCTGCAGAGACGGTCTGCTCTTCGTTGACCCAGAGCTGGTAGCCCAAGCCGAATAAAGCCATGGCCTTGACCTTCGCCCGCTGCATCGTCCTTTGAATGTCACCAGCGGTCGGGTGCTTGACGGCTCTGCCAGCCTGGTGAACGTGCAGCCGCTCGCTTCGAGTATGGCCAGCGACGGTCATGTGGATCGTGACGAGAACGGTGTCGTTGATGACCTCGAGCGGGTCAAAGGTCCAACTATAGTCCGGGTACAACCGCATCATCTCTCGATGTGCAGCCATGTGTTCGACGTAGTCCAGACCGTCCCGATGTCCGGTCTTTATGTCGAACGCAGAATATGGATCTATTGCGCTACATTTATCCCAGACTTCCGACATTGAGTCGGCCATTGAAATGCTCCCCAGACATTTGCGTTGGGGAGATTATGCTACAAATAAATCCAAACAATCAACATAAAATATATCTTTATACACTAAAATATTTTTCGGGGATCAAAACATTGAATGATCTTTGTTATCCGCCAGACGACTGAGATGCGTGCGCTGAATCACCATTAGACCGAGCGCCGAGATGAAAAAAACCGACATCTGATACGGCAGACCCGTTCGACCGACGCGGATCTCTGCCGCCTCTACCGCATCGGTTGTCAGGACCTGGCGCACCAATTCGGTACATGCCCGCCCTCGGAACAGGTCTGCGCCGCGCTGGTTCTGCTCGACCAGTTCATCGACTGTTTTGTTGCGGACATCCATCACCCAGAGCGCGTCTCCCCTAAACCGAGCCGGTGGCGGCGTCACCTCGCCCCGTTGCCAGCGCTTGAAAAAATCTTGGTGCCAGCTCGATTTGCTGTTTGTGGTCGTGTTGGCGGTGAAGATTACGATTTTTCCGAGTCTAGGACTGTCCCACGGCGAAGCGCGAAGGGAATACCGCAGGCCTCCATGCTCCACTCGCGTCGCAACCGGGCGCTGGAAATTGTAGTGATCAACAAGCCCCTTCATCTCCATGAAAGTTCGCGTCACGTCAGGCGGGTAGAACCTCTTTACTTGATAGTAGCCTTCGCTTTCGCTCTGCTGCTCGACGCCTGACGAGTCGCCGAATGGATCTCCTAGGCGCTGCCCATCGGCGTCGGTGTACTCGTGGTGACCGAGGCGTGTATATGTCAACCGCTCGAGCCGATAGCTGAAGACGCTAAGGTTGTGCGCCAGCTCTGGCTGCGAAGGCAGCTCTGCGGGGGATGTTGCTCTCCAGGATTCAAATCTTGCATCGACGTAACTGCTGTTGCCGGATGACACCGAATACTCCTAATTCTTGTTGTTTGGGTTCTCTCTGAGTCGCTCCGCGAGATCGACAACGACTGCATGCGCGCGCTGCGTCACCTCTGGGGGATCGTCCAGCACTCGCAACACCTGCGCGGCAAAATCTTGGTCGGTCCAGTCAATGTCGGTTTCCCGCTCAAAGGCTCGCACCAGTGTGATTGCATCG